AAAGGGGCTTATCAGTAGCTGACACCTATCCACATTAATATTTATATGTCAATAAATTTGTATTAATGTTTCTTTTATTGGACTTAATTTCATCATTAAAACCTATCATGTCTAAAAATCGCTGGAGATATAAAACCCTCAAATTTTGATATTTCGCTTAATCTAATTGTTGAGATGATTATTTCTAAAATTAAATTATTATAAGCAACTGGATTATCTATATTAACACACGAATCACTATATTTCCATCTATTATTAGTAGACAATTTATCCAATAATTGAGTAATAGTCAATAAATTATGTTCTTCACAAAGTCTACTTAATATATTCACAATATATTGTTCTGGATATTTTATACCTTTACAATAAAATCTCCTATATACAGAATTAAGTCTTAGTTTAGCATTCTTTGATTTACATGCTCTAACAAACAACATTTCTAATTTAGTTAAATTTTTCATTGGATTTCTATTTAAGATAAAAATTATATTATATATTAGGATTTATTCTATGTCAAGCTTTATATAAATACTTTTGTAATTCATCATGTCACTATAGGTAAAAATATTATGGAAAAAGCAATTTTAGCATTTAATTATTTAAATGCACGATTTAAAGAACCATCTTCTCATGCAGCACTAGCAGCCGTGTTTATGCTTGCGGGTATCAATATGGATGCTGGTGGTACAGCACAATCAATTATGACTACTTTAAGTATTCTTGCTGGTACTTTAGGATTCTTCTTACCAGATCATAAAAAGGATTAAATATGAGTTTTAAATCAATCACCATTGAAAATTTTGGTAAATTAATCGTATCTAGTAAAGTTTTCTATGATGCTAAACAAGTAGTAAGCAAATATGTTAACACCACATTAACTGGTGCTCAAAAACGAGTTAATGTAATTAAAGATTTAGCAGATTTAGGTCACGATATTGGTACATGGAATATCAATTTAGCAGTTGAATTAGCTGTAGCATATTTCAAATTATTAATTAAATAAACAAAGGAATATCATGTCATTGTCAAAACACGCATTACAGATAGCATTCGATACGCTATTTTCACTTATTGGAAACAAAGAACTTTGGGCTAAAACTAAAGATGAGGTTCTTCAAATAGAAACCGCTAAACCGCATTTAACTGGAGCAGAAAAATTTCAAGAAATTAAAGATATCTTGGTTGTTTTTGCAAAAAATTATGGATTTCCAGTAGGATCTGCTTTATTGACATTTCTTATAGAAGCTGGTGTTCAATACGTTAGGTTAGTGGTTCTTTAATCTCAATATTTGAAATTCCATCGTTTTAGAATGATGGAATTTCATTATATAGATTATCAATTAAATCCCAACAATCATTAGCAAATTGCATCATATATCTCCTAACATCGACTCATAAACTTTTTTCATAGGCTCTAAAGAGCTATCTGAATATTTACACAATATCCCAGACCAATTATCCATTATAAACGGTTCAACATAATTTATTGGATCACCTAAAACTGCTTCATATAATTCTACATTAGTATATTGTCTATATAACGGTTCTTGATAAATTAAAATATGATATTTGAATCCTAAAGCTTTTGGTTTATGTGCTTCAATACTATCATATCTAAAGGATATAATTTCTAATTGATCTTTTTTATTTAAACTAAAAGTAAATCCATCATACTCTTCTTCATTATAGTATTCGGCTATAAAATCTTTCATTTGATAATCTTAAGTTTAATTTGTTGTTTTAAATATTCAGCAAATTTATCTATATCTCTATAATCAATTGCCCATTGGTTAGTTTTTAATACTATAAAAAAATCATCTTCTTGTACTTTAATTTTCTTTCCTATTGGTAATTGATGAATCGTAATATCCAATTCTTCAAATTCTCCACCATCTACAGTATTTGCTTCTTGAATTAATTCTATTTTTGATATGTAATTATCTATATCTGAAGTATATGTCATATAAATATTTTTTATTTAGGTTGTAATAATGTATAAAATGTTTGCACCAAGTCCTAAAGAGATTTGGAATAATTTAAAAAGATCTGCTAAAAAACGTAATATACCATTTAATCTTACTGTATATGATGTGATGCTAATAGATTGGCCTATTTCTTGTCCTGTCCTAAATATCCCATTAAGATGGAATATTGGCGAAGCTAAAGAAGATTCGTATTCCGTTGATAGAATTGATTCTTCTTTAGGCTACACCTTTGACAACATAGAAATTATATCATTAAAAGCTAATAGATGCAAGAACAATTTAACAGAGGATGAAATGAAAAAATTCTGTTTATACTATTCTTAAAAATCCCCAATACATTGAAGCAAATTCCCTAATTTCTTTTTGATAAAATACTTCATCATAGTTGCACTAGAACCACTTTGAGGTTTCTCAGATTCCTCAACTATAATATCTTTAATTTCTTGTGGTATCATAGATAAATCAATCATTCTAATATTTCTTTGGATATTATCATAATTTTCAATTGTTGGATCATCAAAATCTAATGCTAAATATTTTTCTAATATTCCTTTAGTAATAGATTTTTGCCTAATACCAAGAACTAAACTATCAGATGGAGATAGAATATTAGCCAAACCGTCACCACGATCACCAGTTATAATTTTTTCTTTAAGTTCTAATTTAGGATTCGGTGATGTAACAAAAATCCTCAATCCAGGATTATATTGTTTAATATTTTTGTATTGATGTAATTGTTTAAAATCCCCATCTGCACTAACAATAATTACAGGTTCATGTGCTGCTAATCTAGGTGCCAATACACCAATAATATCATCAGCCTCTGCTCTATTAATCTCCAATACTAGATATGGAAAAAGATCTCTCATATCTGCTTTAACTTCATCTAATATTTTGTATACTAAATCAAAATCAAGATATGCTTGCTCTTTCAATTTCTTTCTTGAAGCTTTATAGAATGGAAATACTTCTTTTCTCCAATAGGATTTAGAATCACAACAAATAATAACTCTACCATAATCCCGTTTAAATTTGAATACTACTTCTCTAATAGCATTTAGGATCAAATGTCTACACAAATCTTCATCTAATACTTTAATCTTAGTAGCAGAAACTTGTTTTTGTAAACTAGCAATAATTACTTGGTGACAATCTAACAATATAGCCATTATTCACACAAAAAAGTAGTTACTGAAGTAATTGTAAGTGTATTGTTTTCAGACAAATATCCATTAACAATTTTACCATTAGGAAACTGATGTAAGATATGAGGATTACCAACACCTTCATATACAACACTTGATGTATTATATTTATCTACGATAGTCTTTAATTCTGCACTTGTTAAATCATTCATATTAGTTCCTCTAATTCTTTTAAATATAGTTGTAATGGTGTTGTTTTTAATAAGGTTTCTTTAGTCTTATTTAATGTATTTAGAATAGTATTCAAATCCTCAATTTTATCTTTAGTTAAATAATACATTTTTAACTCTAACATATCCATAGAAAAATTAAATATATCTAAATGTCTTTCTAATTCTTTCTTAGAGGTATTTTTAAAAATATCTACATGATCTAAATAAAATTCAATAAATCTAATCTTTTCTCGTACTTCATTAATATCTATATCAATAAGTTCCAATAACTTTAGAATCCTATCTCCATATTTACCTAATCTAAATGTAATAAAATAATCAATAATATCTCTTACATTATCAAACTTCTTTAGTTTACCATTAGGAAGCCAACATGTCAAGTTTTCTGTTATAGTAGTTACCAGTTTTAATTTAATTAAAATTTCTTCATCAGTTAATTTATTTAAAACTCCACGTTGAAAAAATACATCAATATTAAAAGCTTCCTCTGTAGAATTTCCTTCATAATCTTTTATAAATGTAGAATCAACTAATTTATTCAATTGTTTATTAATATCATCTAAATACATTCCAATAGGCAATTCAACAATTTTTATCTGCGTAGCACTTGTTCTTTCAATACGACCAGATATTTTATACTGATTTCCTGAAATATATTCTAATGCCCCATCAAATTTATCAAAATAAGGCCATAAATCATACTTTTCAGTTGGTTTATTAGTTAATTTAGCTCTTATATATCTAGCCAATTCATAATGAGATCTCGATAAAATCTTACTAGCAAAACCAGTACCAATACCTTCCGATGAATTTAATAAAATTCCAGGTAATAATGGAATGAAATAATTAGGTTCTATCTTTTGGTCATCATCATACAAATATTCTAATATAATATCATCATCTTTACGAAAATATGTTCTAAAATTCTTAGATAATTTAGTAAAAATATATCTATGAGCTGCTGGAATTGTACTCAATCTGTTTCCAAACTGACCTATAGGATCTAAATAATTGAGTGAATTAGATCCTATGAAATTCTGAGCCAATCCACATATTACACCACCTAATCCTACTTCACCGTGATGATACGCCATTTCAAATGCAGTAGCTGATGCTAACTGAGCTACTTTAATATCATTAATTATATTCTTTTTAATACAAGTAGCTATTATCTTTCGTTGACTAATTTTGAAGCCATCTACTAAATGAGGAAGTGATCTTGCGCTATCGTATACAGAATACGGTTTAAATTCTTTTTCAAAAAAATCTGCTAATTGTAAATCTGCCATTATATTTCCTCAATTTGTAACCAATTTTTTCTTTTGTCACTACTACCCTTATCTTTCGAAAACAATAAGTTAAAATATTCTTTATCAGATTCAACTAATTTTATAGTTTTTATACACTTTTTCATAGTATCAGGAGCAAAATAATATTTCCAATCAGAACTCAAACTACTACCTAAACCTTTCAAATAGGTATGTTTATAATTTTGATTCTTTTTACTCCAAATATCAAATTCTGATATGGTATAAAAATATAAAACTTTTTTCTTTTGTTCTACTTTAACAATTGGTGTTTCAAATATAGATATAATACCAAGATCAAATAATTCAGGCCAAAATTTATTAAATATATTCATTAATAATCCAATGATATGTTTAGCATCTGCATCAGAATCACAAGCTGCTGCTATTCGACCAAACCTTAATTGCTCTTTATATTTAACTTTAGTACCTATTTGCAATCCAATAGCAGACATTAAATTCTTAAATTCTGCATTTTCTATCACATCTTTAAGTTCCATACCAGAAACATTAATAGGCTTACCCTTTAAAGGAAATACAGCATGTAATTTGGTGTCTCTACCGGACAATATCCCAGATAATGCAGAAAGACCTTCACAAATTAATATCGTAGCGTCAGCACGATTTTTAGTACTAGCATCATGAAAGTTTGGTATCTTCTTAACATCAAACTTATCGATTACTTTATTATGCTTTCTTAAATCTGCATTCAGTTGTGCTTGCTCTTTTGCTGCTACCCAATCAAGAATTGATTTTACAATTTCAGTTTTTAATAAATCCTTAATGAATTTATCTGATACTTCCCAAGAGGTTTTCCATTCTGATACAGGGGAAACTAGATTATCTTTTGTTTGAGAAGAAAATTTAGGTCTATTTACAGTACCAAATATGAATAATCTAATATGATTTTTAATATCAGATGGTTTCAAATCTACCTTATGTTTTTTCTTAAAATATTCTCTTAGTTTAGTTATGATTTGATTAGAAATATAATCTACATGTGTTCCACCCGTATAGGTTTCTACAGAATTAATAAATGATATTTGTTCAAATCCATCACTAGATGTAATACCAACAGACCAATCTTCATTAGAATCTATCAAATAATCATCAGAATATAATGCAACATAATCAGCAAAGGAATTAAATTTAATTAATTCATTATTAAAATAAAATTTAATATTTAAATTTGAGGCTGCAGCATCTAATACTTTCTTATAAATTTTTGATTTATGATCATGATCCATTCCAGATAATTTAAAAAATTCATAATCTGGTGTAAATGTTATTTTAGTTCCTTTAGTAGTAAAAGGTTTAATTTCTGGGTCAGATCTATCTCTCATTCCATTCCAGAATTTTTGTGTTAGTTTTTTCTTACCATCACAAGATTCTACTTTGAAATCGGTTGATAATACATTAGTCAAAGTTGATCCAACACCATTGGTTCCAATTAAGGATTGATCCTCATCATCATTAAAATTAGAACCAGCTCTTAAGTTTGAAAATACTGTTTCTGCAATATAGGTTCCAGTTTGTTCGTGGATTTCAACTGGAATACCTCTACCATTATCTTGTATTGATATTTCATCGAATGAGATATCAACTTTAATAGTATCTAGTATTCCAGTTGCACGTTTACCTTCATCTATTGCATTATCGAGTATTTCAGAAAAAATTTTAATGAAAGCTGGAATATAAGAAATTTCTTTCTTTTCCATCTTGTTTGTTGATACATTAAAAATATACTCAGAACTCGTTTGTATTACTGGACTGCCAGCATACATTGAAGTTCTTCTTCTGATATGTTCTATTTCATCTAGTACTTGATATGTTTGTTTTGTCATATATATTTAAATTTCATTAATTAGGTATCATATTAGTTAATCCAAGGATTTTTTCTTGGAGATAAATTATAATACTTACGTATACTATCGTTTAGAATTCCATATTTCATATCACAATCAAGATTATAGTAATTGGTAGTTGCTAAATCTTTTTCAGCAACAATTCCATTAAAGTATGTTATATCATTAACTTTGTTATGATAAACCATGTCGGATACTTCGGATGCTTTTTTAAAATAAGTAGCCTGTGATTCAAGACACATTTTATCTATATTACTTATGGAATATGATGGCGATGATATTAAACTTATAATTATTAATAATAATGTTTCCTTCATTTTATATTTTCCTATAGTTTAAATTTAGTAAATTCTTTAAAACCACCTAATTTTGTATTAAGTAGTGTTTTATTTGCATGTGATTTTATATATTTCAAATTAGCAATTAACTCTTCTTGTTTAGAATCAAAATAGAGTTTTCTATTTTTTGTTCTTAATTCAATATCATATACTCGATAATCAGTATTAAAACTAACTATTCTAGGTTTTATTGTAGGAGCGTTTTTATATAAAAATAATATAAGTTTTGTTGCAGAATCTTCATCTGCTGATTTATCTCTTCCAAAATTAGATATTTTTAAATAAATATATTGAACAAAAGGAAATAATCTCATATATTCAAACATATTTTAAATCTCAAAGTTTGTAATAGAATCCAGCCTAAAGGATTTCCAAGCATTATTTTCAATATCCCAAACATTTACCACATTTGGATTATCATTTCTGGGAGGATTCGATTTTGGATCAGATGCCTTGAACATTTCTTCGCTAAAATTAGCAGATTCTTCGATATTAGGTAGTGGTATTTTCCTAGAATTCATTTTAGGAAATAGTGCATGTCCAATTACCAAAAAATCATCATGCTCTACAATTTCAGGAATCGGTAATGGCAACTTTTGGGGTAAAATTTCAGGATCTAGAGTACATTTCATAACTCTAGAAGTTCCATCTTTTTTAGTAAAAGTTACTACTGCAATATTTTCTATTAAAATGTTTTGGATATATTCTTTATCAACGATTAATGTCATCTGAGTTCTCTATAAAATTATAAAGAACTCAGTATAACACAAATTTCTAGGATGTAAAGCAAAAAATTAATTTTTCAATAAAAGTTTTAGGTTTTCTGATGGTATAAACTTTTTGTTCTAGGATATTAAGTGTTTCCGATTTAGGATTCCACTCAGAAGAAACAAAAGCATCTTGGATATGGTAATCAATATGAATATTAGTAATATCGTCTATAACTATTGGAGTAAATACTTTTACTTTTTTACGATTTTTATTAGATACTTTCATTAACCGACCTTTGGTAAAAATTCTGGAGTTTTATTTAAATGTTCTATAGTCTTAGCAACAATTTCATCATTAGGAGTTGATGGTTTTTGTTGTTGAGTTTTTGGTGGTTGAATATTAGTATATAAATCTCTTATTGTTGGTGTTTTCATTTTTAATTTTATATGTTGGTACAAAATCTTCATCAGAATCTAATTCTGAGAAATATAATTGTTTTGATTTAGTGTTTTTATTAGGATTTAATTTCTTAACTTTAAGATCATCAAATTCTCGGTTGAATGTTTGTTTCATAGAAATAAATTGTAATATTAAAATAATTCAGGATAAACTTCTTTAACTAATCCCATAGTAAGACCTTTAATTTTTAAATCTTTATTCATCATATTAACCCAAACATGCGCTTCTTTTGGTTCAAATGATTCTATTAGTTGTAATAATAGAATATGTCTTTTTTGTGGAGTAAAAATATCAGCTGTTTGATCACCCTTTAAAAATAAATAAGCTTTTCTAATTTCAGATTCAATACCAGCAACACGAATGCCAGGAAAGGTATCTGGTCGATTGTAGTCTTTAGGAAATTCTTCAGCA